GGGCTATTCTCGTTGTTCGCCGGTTTTGCAAGCTATCCGGACGGATCCAGCTGTGACGCTATTGAAGGACAGTTGATGGGGCACCCCCTGTCATTTCCTTTATTGTGTGTCATTAACTTAGCTGTTTACCGCTGCTCCATTGAAAGATGGGTGGCGGAGGATTCGTGGGAGCGGAAGGAGATCGGAGAACTTATGTGGGAGAATGTGTTGGTGAATGGCGATGATATGCTATTCAAATGCCACAACTCTTTCTACGAGGTTTTCGTTGAAACGGCCAAGGCGGCCGGTTTCAAGATCTCGCAAGGTAAGCAATACCTTTCCCCAGACTCATGCATGATCAATTCACAGATTTTCTCAGGACGATCTGATGATATGAGAAGGCGGGGCTATCTGAATTTGAAGTTGCTGACAGGGATCTCGCTGAAAGGCGGTGAATCCGAGGCGACTCCTACTCAGTTGGGGCGGGACCTGAATAAGATGATCGAGCTTTGCCCTTGGGCGTGGCCGACCGTCCCGTTCGCGTTTCGTCGATGGGAGAAGGACTCTTGGCTCGGAAAGTTCTACAAGCCTAATTGGTACCTACCCGTCCATCTAGGCGGGTTTGGTGTTGATCGGAAGTACGCCCCATCGGGGTGGAAGATTACGAGAGGGCAGCGTTTGATGGCTGCACGATTCGTTCACGATCCACGTATGGCACTTTACCGAAAGGAGGGGGTTAATTTACCCGTTGCGTCCATTGCGGGAGCGATCGCCAATTGGAGGATGATCCCGGGAGATTATGTGCCGGCTGCTGGTGAGTCCGTGGTAAACGACGATGCCTGGTTGGCGCGATTGGCTTTGGCCAGTCGTGCCCACTCGGGTCCGTCGAACGTCACGGATGCCGCCATGGCTGCGCGTTTTCGTCCGGAGTACCGTCTGAAGCCGATGTCCAGGGAGGCTTTGGAACGATACTGGAACGCACAAGTCTTTGCGTTTGGTCTCCCCAAATGTCCGCCACTTCGGCCGCTGCGCGTGACGTCTTTGGA